TCAAATGATTGCTGAATGCCCGCCTTCAGTCCGCCCTTAAATCCGCCTTCAATGCCTGCGATAGAAGCGGTGGCTTTCTGCTCCGCTTGATTCAGTGCAGAGGTGAGGGCGGAGATATCTCCGTCTATTATTGCGGTAATTTTTCCGGCATCTGCCATAAGAATAGCTCTCCTGATGGTTATTTGATGGTGGTTTAAATAGTAGATAAAATAATTAGCAGGGAGGCCCGCCCTCCCCTCTGTCCCGCATCATTTGGATGTGGTCCTGGGTGGTTGGCTTAGGTGGAGTCCTCTCCTGGCCTCCAGGCTTATAGAACTCCGAAAAATCCCCCAGCTCTCCAGTCCAAGCCATGGCAAAGGCCTTCCCGGCACAGAACCCCGAGAAGGCCGCCAGGGACTGTTCACGCGCCTGCCTGGCCTTTTCCCGCTCCCATAAGAGCAGGAGCTCGGCAGGTGTTAGCTCCCAGAATTGGCTAGGCTGGAGGCCTAGCCGGAGATATGCGATGGTGTAGGCTGACCGCCAGAACTCTTCAGCTCCTGCAGTCGGGCCTGGTCCCTCCTGAGCTCCTCCTGGGCAATCTCCAGCTGGGTGGCTTTCTTCTCCTGATTGACCTTTCTGATCTCTTCCTCCCTGGCTACTGCTTCCTTCCAGGTGGCAATAGAAGAAGGGTCGTTTGATTGCTGGTAGGACTCAAATAGGGCCCGCTGCAGATCATCCAGGCTGCCGCCTTTCTCCAGGTAGGCATCTATGGCCACAGCTGCCTGGGACGGGCCGCCGTTCTTGTCCTCCAGGACATCCAGGCCGGTGGTTGCTCCTATGGCAGCCTCCATGATATCAGAGAGCCGCCCGAAATTTCCGAGCACGAAACCGGCATGAATTGAGCCGCCGTTGGTGATAGAAAGGCCCCGCTCCGTCTTGACATCCAGCCTTTTGAGTATCTCCCTGGCTCTCTTCTCAAAGTTCTTGATAGCTGAAAAAGTCCATCTCAGCTCTCTCTCCTGGTCCATTGCCAGGGTTATGGGTGCAATCATTTGATCCATGTTTTGAACTCCTCCAAATCTACTTTACTATTTTGCTTTTAAATGTCTATCAGGTGGTGGAGGAGGGAGCTCCGGCCCGGCCAGGCCATCATTGCCCCCCCTATCCTCTGCTTATGCCTCTGGATACAATTCTCCTCTGCCTTTGACGGTGATATTGCGCTCCTGGGCCTTGTCTGGATTGGCGCTAATGTAATCCATCACCTGAATAGATCCATGGCCAACAAAAGAGCCGCTAATGGCGTCTATGCTGTAGAATTTCCAGATATAATCTACTCCTATACCAGAAATGGCCACATCCCCAGCATAGTAAAAGGCATTAGCATTTAGCTCCCAGGTCCTGGCGCCGGCTATACTGGAGCCCCAGCCGCTATCATCCACGTTGCTGGTATCGATCTCTTTTCCTTCTATCTTGAGCTTGCCGTCATAGAGCATCAGGACCTTTTCCAGGGCCAGCTCTGATCTCCTGGTGCCGCTCACTGTTATGGTGCCGGTCTTTGTGGTGTCGAAAGTCACAGAGCCACGGAGATAATTCACCGTATAGCCACTGGTCACTTCGGAGCCGTCATCATAGACAGTTATGGCCACCTCAGGATCCCAGTATCTGGAGCCGGTAGCTGCCTGCCAGGTGAGGCCATCGCCGGAGTCCACCAGGGCCAGCCCGGTAAAAGCCACCCCATCCGCTGCATGGACCTCTGACATTGCCCCGGTCACGCCTGCTCCTGTGCTTCCCGGTGGTAGCCGGGCCAGGAATAGAGTTTTGGCCTGGGCATCAGCGTTTATGGCATCTACTATTTCTTTGGCCGTGCTGGTGGCTGAGCCGTCAGTATTTGCGCTGGTGACTGTCAGCTTTGAGCCGGATATGGCCACGCTTAGAGGTGCGGTGGTCCCGCCTACCACTATCTCCACTGAATTGGTGGCATGATTCAGGGATACGAAACAGATATCTCGATTAGAGCCCAGGGCAGGAGTGACCACGTACTCCTCGCCCTCATCTTGGTAAAGAGCAGCGGAGAGGCCGCTCACTGCCGAAGACATAAATCAGCCTCAGGTAATGGCTGCCAGGGCTCCCCTGCCCTTGATTACCCAGTCTGCTTTCTGCTGAGTCTTTGCTCCAGCCAGCACCAGATTGCCAGAGCTCACGCCACCCTTTCCTGACCAGCCCACAGGGCTGGATGTGGGAGTGCCGTCCTGCAGGATCTTGCAGAATATATCAGAATTGGCGATAACTGCAGCAATTATGAGAGCATACGCGCTATCTGCCATAATCAGGTTGTTGGCTGCAGTGACCTCCCAGGACCGCGCTCCGGCAATGCTGGAACCCCATCCAGAATCATCCACGTTGCTGGTATCAATGTCTGCCCCGCTGATCTTGAGTTTAAGATCAGATAGCTCTGCTAATTTCAGATATGTGCCGTTGATTGTGTCACATACCCAGAAAGAGCCTTCCATTCCACTTATCGCTGATGTCATATCTATACCTCGAAGTATTGCATATCCGCCTTTAATAGCGGTCTATAATAATGTAGAAAAACTATTATTAGAAAAAATTAAAATGGATTAAAAACTACTCATCTCTGATAACAAGATGCCCGATGGGAATTACTATGATAAGCTCATCCAATGAGCCGGGCACAGATCGAATTTCGTGCTTGGTGGTAATCATAGACACATCAAAATTATTTAGTAATATTCGTTTAGATCCATTCTTTCTGTTGATGATCTCTACATCAATCGGCCCCTTGAAATTCGATTCAGCTAACATAATTCACGCCCCTTTCATAACTTCAAAGTTCTGGTAAAATATCGTTCTGCCATTGGCGTCCTTCTCCAGCTTGCAGGGCACCCCTCTGGCCTGGATAAGGATGTATTTGTGGCCATTCCAGGTGACATCATGCTGGGCATGGAGCGCGGCATCCACTGCCTCCGCTTTGGTCTGGGCTGCTGTATAGGTGGCCGCCCGGACCTCTATGTGAAGATCAGGGAATTGCATATCCGTAAGGGTATCTTTTCCCCTGCCAGGCCTGGCATAGAGCACTATGCAGGCATCTGGGGAGCTGGGCATCTCTGCCAGGAATATGGTCCTGGTGGGAGCTGTGCCCGGATAGACTCCCACCCCTGCAGTATTCAGCTGGACGGCTACATCTTCAAGCAAAGACATATTATCAAGTCCTGAAATTAGACAGATACAAAGATGCCAGAGCAATGGCCACTATGGCCCATTCCCGGAGGGTCAGGAAAGCCAGCTTTTCCCCATCTTCTCGGATGGCACAGGATGTCAGTTGCTCCACCTTTGTGCCTATCGATTTGAGGGAGTCCTTTATTTCCGGCAGACTTGCGGCGCAAATTTCAAGGGCGGATACTTTTCCCCAAAGCTGGCTGATGTCCTCATCATGGCGTTTGCTGGAGTCCTCCAGGACCGCCACCCTGGCATGGAGATCTTTATCTGGTGTTTCCATGTATCCCCCGAAAAATTGATGTCTCTGGAGCCCCCAGGGACCTCTGGGCGGGATTTCTCTTTGATGGTGCTATCATCGCAGAGGCCCGCTCTACCACTCTATTGGCTCCTGGGTGATGGTCCGGAGAATTACATTGATGCCAGCCAGGATTATGCCGGTCATCTCTGCAGAGAGCTGGACGCCATACTGAGCAGAGAGAAAGAGAGCAATGGCAGCAATGACATTAACCCAGAAAGTTTTACTATTCCAGATCGTGGTCATGCTCAGAGCCTCGGATCATCAGGGTTTGACTGGGAGCCTACAAAAGCCGCCTTTTTGGCTGGGGTCAGTGGCTTGCCATCGGCTGGGCTGTCCTTCAGAAATGCCGCCATGGATGGAGTTAAAGAGTAGCCAGTGGCATCAAACACCCAGCCATCGCTCTGGAAGAAAGCCGTATCAAAGATATCTCCACCTATACCAGAAAGCTGGATGGACTCACCACGAAACAGCGCCTTTGCCTCCTTATCCTGGCCGTCCTGGCCAATTGCCATAGCGCTGGCAGAATCCGCCCCTTTGGCTTCTCCCTGGACAAAATCCTGGGCCATTGTTGTGCTCATCAATGCGATACTAACCAAAATCAGATACATCATATTCTTTTTCATCTAAATCCTCCTAAAAAGCTTCGTAGAGTTCGACATCGATCGGGATCGGACCGTGCCCCATCTCAGTGAACCAGATAATAGGGTCCACCTCTTTGCCCTCCGCCCGACTCCAGGCCAGGAAGGCCTGCCGGGTCAGTCTCAGGGCGGTGGTGGTGATATAGAGCCGCTCCTGGCCGGCAAGCTTTAGGGTGCCTGTTGGGATTACCCGGTGCTCCAGGTCCTGCTCTATGCACTCACATGCCTGCTCTGCCCCCTCATCACAGCAGTTAAATTCCTTCATGCCTTCGCTCCCTCGCCTTCTTCCTCCTCAATTATGCCCCATTCTCTTTTTACGTTCTGGCCAGAGGCATTGAGCAGGAATCTGGCGCTGGTATTCTGTCCGCTGATCGTGATATCTGAGATCTTCCAGAATCGCCCTTTACCCGGATAGGCTCCATACAGCCGATTTCTAAAAGAGCCATTCCCGCGGGCGTCTATGTCAGAGGTTGCCAGGTCCTGGCGGGTGGTGACTTTCTCCCATATTTTCTCTTCCAGCACCTCATCTATCAGTTCATCCTCTGTAATCGTGGTTATGGAGCTGTAAGATCCTGACATCTCCACCAGGAGCCCGGAGCCGTTGCCCCTAAAGTCCTGTATGGGCGATTTCCACATAACGGAGCCTTCGCCAGGGGCATCCAGGCCCAGAAAGACATTGGACTTATCAGTATCGATTTTCTGAGTAGTGCCAAAACTGACCGGGCCCTCTGCCCTGGCGGCGATCCGGATATGATAAGCATCTCCCTCCAGGTCCAGGACTCCATTATCTGCCATGCCCTGGGCTCTAAAATCGATTAATCCAGAGGTGGGAATTATCACCAAAACCAAAACCAGCCACCATATTAGAGGGCTTATTTTTTCGGAAAGAATCATATAAAACCACTTATAATTAAAATGAGGGATGAGCGGATTTAATCCGCTCCAGGGCCTCCATAGCCCCCTACTCCGTCCATCTCGGACTTTTGTACTTGCATATCCCCGGCCCGCTCTGCCACAGATACGGCGGCATCGATCTGAGCGCACCAGTAGGCCCGCATCTCCTTCAGGTTCTTTTTGCAGTGGTCCAGGTCCTCATTGGTCCAGCCGCTGGGTTTAGCTGCAGATACTCCGTTGCCCAGGACGGCTATGGTCCGGCCAACAGAGGCCCCCAGCTCCCTGAGTCCTGCCTCCAGGAGAGAGTCAATAGTCCTGATCGTCACATTCTCCAGCTTTCCAGATCGGAAAGCCTCCGGCTCATTAGGTCGTGCCATTTTAAAATCTCCGTGCTATATTAGCACTATTATTTTTTCCTGATAATCGCCCGGCTTCTATATGGTGCCTGGTTCAGCTCTGCCAGCCTGCTTTCAAAAATAGATTTTACCCAGAGGATACTGGCCCTATCCCACTCCGGGCCTCTCACCATGCTGCTCCAGTCAATATCTGTAGGCTTTATCATCCCCATATCCTCTTTAGCGCTGCTGCTATATCCTCATGATATTTGCTTTCTGCCTCCAGCAAGGGCCCCCGGAGGTAATTAGGCCCGGTCCCGGCGTGGCTGGGGGTGTAATTCTGGCTCTCATGCATCACCACGGCATAAGGAGTATTGAAAGAGATTTCTGCCCCATTCTCCAGCTCTGTGACCGTGGCAGAATTGCGGAGAGGGCCATCCTCCAGCGGTGCCCTATTGACCGCCTCGCCCTTGACAATTTCCGCAGTTTGGCGGGCAACCTCAATGCAGGCTTCCTCGGCCAGCTTGGCCAGGGCGTCCCCCTTCCATTCCACTTTAGGCATTAGCCAAGCCTCACTGTCCGGAATTGCTCGCCATCTTGATTCTTGCCGCCCTCTATAGAGATGACCGGATAGGTTATGCCGTCCTTTGTGATGGCATCGCCCTTTTGGACGGCCGATGTTGTCATGATCATAGCGAGCTGCTGTAGCTCTTCTTTCTCCGCCGTCCGGACCATCTTCTCCTCGACGAACCAGATAACGGAGATGGTGCTGTCTGTGTACGTGGGATCACCATAATTATCCACCGAGACCCTAGACCGCCAGGTGACGGACTCCATCATGCCGGAGTAGGCGTCCAAGAGGCTCATACCGCCTCGACCATGCCCGCCAGCCAGAAGCGGAGCTTGTCTCTTGCCTTTCGGGAGATGAGCCTGGGAATGGAGGCGTCCACAAAGGTCTCAGATAGCTTGCCTGCGATGCTGAAGCTTTTCACGCCCTGCTCCCTCATCCCTGTCCGGCCTGATGCGCCTTGCTTGAGAAGCTCCAGGGCTTCTAAGCAGCAGGCATCTTTGACTTCCTGAGGGACCACAGAATAATCGGTTTCGCTCTGGAAATTAGTTTCTCCGGTGCCTATTGACTGCCCGGCCCGGTCAGGATACCTGGGGAATGCCCGCGCCTGGCTGATATCATCAGCATATTTGCAGCCCTTCAATGGAAGGGAATCGATATTGTCCGACGCCTCGATCAGCGCTGCCGCTTTTTGGTCTGCCGTGGCCGCTGTCCAGGAAGTGATAGATACTAGGTGAGCGGTGAGCCATGCCGTGGCATACGCCACAGAGACATATGCGTCCCCCTCGACCGGATCAGCATCCGCCTCATAAACCGGCCCCAGCTCAAAATCAATATCTCCTGGGTTATCGTCGTCAGTATCTATCAGGACATAGCGCTTGACCATGATTCATACCTCAGGGATAAACGATAGACGGCCAGGGATCTGTCTTGGCTTTGATTGCGGTTACTATGCCGTCGATGTCCGCATAAAGATCTGTGGCAAATAGGGGAACGTGCATAGGGGTGGGCACCACCCCCCCGCCAGTGACCATGATAACCAGATCTCTCGCGCTGGCTACCGA